GAAGTCTGACCCTGAATCCCACCGGAGATTCATATACCCTGCATCTCACGAGACCGATCAAAAATATCGAACGAGTCGAGCTCGTCAGTGCACGCGTCCCCAACACAATGTACAATTTAACCTCAAATACCAATGCGATCCTTTACGGGACGGTCGGAAATCCGACGACGCCCTTACCTCTGAATCAGGGCTTCTACTCGGCATACACACTAGCGACCGCCGTAACAGCCTCGGGCTTCGTGACCCTGACATACCTCCCACAGGAAGGACATTACATATTCTCGGGGTCCTCCCAATTTTCAATTAAAATTAATGAGCCCCAGCTGGCTCTCATGTTAGGAATGACTTCGGGTTCGGTCCTGACGAGCGGTCCGGCCGGTCCGACCGATCCTTCGTACACGGGGCAGATTCTGAGGAGCTCGACCCTCGTGGATTTCTCACTCAACGATTACGTCTTTCTGGATATCGAAGAATTGAGAACCCCGTTTCACATGGACACGGGTGGGTCCCTTTCAGCAAATACTGGCACGATAACTAATTCGACCGTCAACAGGGCATTCGCGCCGATCATAATGGACGTCGGGTCGGCCTGTATCAAGAATTTCCATGAAAATAAAGATTACAATGTTTCAGTCTTTTACCCAGAGCCTATAACGAGCCTCCAAAGGCTCACGGTTCGCTGGGTCGACAAGACTGGAACAAATCTCAATTTTCAGGGATGGGACACGAACGCTTTTGTTCTTCGCCTGTATCTCAGGGAGGAGCTCCCGCCACCTCCACCGCCTCCGCCGATCCAGGAGCGTATCATAGCACCTCCACCACCAAAACCAAAGAGGAGGAAGATTCCATGGTTTATTATTTTAGGTATTTTAATCGCCGCAGGTATCGCTTACAAATCGTGGTCTCAGCGCGTAACGGCATAGATCGGGTTGGTCTGGTCGTTGATCTTTACATTCTTGGCGAGAACCTTGATGATCATGTAGACGACGATCGTGAGCAGGGTCGTGAACAGAGCGCTCAGCACGTAGTACTGGCCGCCGTTCTTGCTGACAGTCACAATCTTGGAAATCATCCAGCGGACGACATCCATCCAGGCAATTGCGCTGGCGAAAGAAAAGCCCGCGATGATAGAGTTCAGGGATTGAGTCTCGAGCTGAAGTGCGATACTAGAAATAAGACCGGCCATTTTTAATATTGAATGTGAAAAAAATTCGCCGCCTGCGGATCCCAGGGCTCTACATCTTCCCTGGGATCTTCAGAATCGGCCCACTCCCTTGTTGTGAATCCCTGAATCTCCTCCTCCTCGTAGTCCTCCTGGGACACGTACGAAGAGTACTTGGGGCCTGGGTCTTCCTCCTCAGATTCATCCAGGTAGTACATACTACTCGAGCTGTTTATCAACTGCAGCCTTGAGCGCGCGCTCCGAGGGGTTCTCTGGGATCCAAGACGCCCAGGAGGCTGAGCACTGGTTCATCTTGAAGGCGATCTCATCCTCGGTGCCTTCATACCGGGTCCAGTCCTCGTCCTCGTCCTCGTCCTCGTCCTCGTCCTCGTCCTCGTCCTCGTCCTCGTCCTCGTCCTCCAGTTCTGGGAATAGGGTTCCGGTCTGCTTACCTAGGACGTTCCGGGCCGCATACATCAGCCCCAAACGCATATCCTCCGCGAGAACCACGTTCCGGTTACAGGCTTTGCAGTAATGTGCGGCAAGGATAGCGGCCGATTCGACAACCGGTAGAAACATCTCGATTGCGGTATTCTCGATAGCCGACGTATCAAATTCTCCGTCACCCGTCTTCATTTTCCTAAACAGGACGTCTGAGCTTTAACTCGTCTCGGCATTAGGGAATTGGAGCGTCATCGTTCTATCTTCGAAGAGCATAAAGTTGTAGCTCTTTGCATAGACCCGAATGTACCTGTTTGAATAACTCTTGCCCAGGCTCAGTTGTAATATCTGATTGTTAATTCTCGACAAGTTTACGGCGCCGGCCGGATTGTCACCTTCGGGATCGAGGCTAAAAGAGTACATGTAAAACATTCGGGTCGGATTTCGTGTGTGAAATTCTAGAGCCTGAATTGTGCTCAAAAATAGAGGTTCGCCTACATCGAGCGATATCCTTTCCGTGGTGTTGAAAAAGAAGACGAGCTGGACGAGCTGCTCGTCCGTTCCGAACGGTGCGCCGTAAGTTGCCCACGTGTTTGCGGATAAGCTAAAGTCGTATCCGGCCGCATTGTCATTTTGAATTACAAAAAACATCTCCTTGACCGGATTTACAAAGTTTAGAACACACTGGACATTTGAAGTTCCTACGGGCGCGAAAAACTCTTGACGCTGAATCTGCTCCAGGGGGTACAGGATCGGCTTGGCTCGTATGCTTCGAACCTCGTTGTCCGAGAGGTACGTGTACTCGACGTGAAGGTACGCAGTCACTGGCAAGTTGTACGTCGTCTGGGGCGTCGTGAAATATACCGAAGGATTGAATCCTATTCGGAATGTCACGGGGTCCGAAAAAGCGCAGAGCGGAAGACCCTTTTTCAAGCACGAAAACAGGAGAGGGACTGTGTAATTTGTTGCCGCGACAGAGGCTTGGACTGAGGCGTTCGGGGGACTCTTTCCAATCAGGCCCGTGAGAGCACCTTGCTTTCCGGTCGGAACTTCGAGATCCAACTTGAGCTCCATGTACTCCCCGTAGACACGCTCAATCAATTGAGTTCCTACGTAGAGCTCGATGTAATTAATCATCAAATTTCCGACAGAATCCAGAACGCTGACGTCAGGCAAAGGCCACGAGGGTATCTTGAGATACATGGCCGTTATCAAGTCTCCGGACTTTGGGATTGTCAAGAGAGTATCCTGACCGAAATTTATAAATCCAGTCACGAATTGAATCTTGTCGGTCCGGGATGCAAATTGGGTCTGGCCGGTATATTTTTCGATAAAATATGTAACCTGTGGGTTCGAACTCAGTGACAAGTCTTCCTGGCCTAAAAATGCGAGGCTCGCTCGGCCGGCCATCTACTAGGTGTGGCGAAACTAATTCACGGGCACGGACACGGTTCCCGAATTGAACATGAGACCGGCTATGCCATTCTCTATTCTTAGAATGTTGTAATTTATTGCACAGACTCGAAGCTGTTTGGAGGAAAGAGAAGGGCTCGATTTGAGTTCGAGCAAAATTTGTCTTATGCGACTCATGTTCACTTGACCGAAAGGCCTTCCGGTCTCGGTCTGGGTCGTGAATGCGTACATGTAAAATTTCCGGGTCGGATAGTTTGTGTACCTGTTGAAAGGGACCAGAGATCCGAGGTAGAGAGCGTCGGTCGTTTCGCCCGTAAAGGCTTCGGCACCGTTAAAGGACAAGGAGAGTGATTCGAGACCGTTGTTGGAATAGTCATAGTTTGAGTTGGTCTTTGGTTGAAGAATGAAAAACATTTCACGGACCGGGTTTATGAATTTTAAATCAAAAATTGAGCTCTTAAAATTAGGCAAGAGATTGAAATACTGATATTGCTGCTGAGTAATTACATATTCGAGTTTATGGGACGTTAACCAATCAATTTCGGGCTCGGAGAGATATGCGTACTCGACAAGGATAGTGGCCGTCAGTGTTGGGTTTGTGACTGAAACACCCGTAATTTCAGAAAAATTTCTAAAGGTCACCCAGACCTCGACGTCTTGGCGACCGAGAGCCGCGATTGGCAACCCGAGCTCCTCAGATCCGTAAAAATAAAAGGGTAAATTTGTGAGATAGGTCCGACCGGGTGGAAAGATACTGGACGTGTCATTTTTCCCAGTGAGGAGTGTGAGCCCCTGCTGGTTTTCGTACGGGACGTGAAGGTCGTTCCATAGTTCTATGTATTCACCCGTAAGGGTCTGGATAGATTGACCTCCAATCTTGAGTTCGGCCGTATTTATGACCCATGTTCCAACAGAATCGTTATAATTGTAAACGTAACTTACCGAAGCGCTGTTCGATGCGACGGGATACACGCTGATATACGTGTCCGGATTAATAGGCTGAACCGAATTATTTACGGAATATACACTAATTTGAGCCGTCTGTGGAGCCGATGTAACCGTGAGAGGGATCGAAATTGTATAGGGCGGTGAAAGGCCGAGACCTATAGTATAGGTCGACGCTCCAAAACTGATTTTGTTTATTTGATATTGACTCGAAATCACGGTGGTCATCATATAGACCCCGACATTCGAAAAAGTTATCGTCGACCCGGACGTTGACATGTTGATGGACGAAGTGATTGTGTTAAAGTCCGATCCGAGATTTAAAGGGCCGTCGAGTTTTTGAGACGAAGTTTTTAATGTAAATAGAGTTCCGTTAAACGGAAGAACCTGTCCCGGTTGGCTCGAAGATTGAAGACCGATTTGATTTATCGTGAAAAATGAAAAAGACTCCATCGTCCAGCTTGCCGTGGTCGAAGCCACGTTTATAGAGTAATTCTTGGCCGTGTCCGCGACGTTCAAGGGCATCGAGAATAAAAATGTGGGATTGCGACCCTGGAGAGACATGTCGTATGTGAAGAGACTCGATGAACCGTCCGTTAGTGAAACGTTGGATACGTACGAAGGTGAGGAAACGGAAACGATTCCCGAGATTAGGTAAAGACCCGTAGATGAAAAATTAAAAGAAGAATCGGGTTGAAGATTCACGAGAGAGTTTGTGGGATTCACGCTTCCATAAAAAGGGACTTTACTATTTTTGTTTGTAAAATTGAGATCCTTGGTGAGTTGATATATTTCGTCCGAAAAATTTATCGAAAAATACGAAGACCCGAGGATCGTCGCGGAACTCGATGATGTAACCTGGAAATAATACGTGTTTGACGTATTCGTAACACTAATAGGAAGCATGAGGGGCGATGAGGGGTCCGGTGACACCTGAAAAGTGTATGTTACCTGGGGTTTCAAGACGGTATCCGCGGGCTCAGTCCTCGTCGACCCGTACGAAACGGTCGCCAAAGAACCACCGGCCAATTCGAGCATGATACGTATGACGTATATTCCGAGAGAACCAAACTGGATGCGACCCGTCGATGTAATAGTAAAAGGCTTAGGGTCTGGCAAAATCACTTGACTTGTCCATGAATTAAAGTCGAGGTACGTAAGTGAACTCGATACGGTGAGACCTGTTCCGGGTTTCAAAAAAATGCCCGATTTTTGATTTGTAAAGTTTGAGATGTTGTACCAACCAGATTGCTGAAGCGTAAAGTTTGGAGTGACCACGTTCGAAGTTCCTGTATATACTAGATTCGAATTGCGCGCGGTCCCCTGTTTAGGATCTAACCCCCAAAAGACTCCGAATTGAGTGTCAACTTCGATGCTCGCCGTATTCGAAAATTTGAATTTATTCGTGAGCGAGTTGTATGATATATACGTTGTTATTTGGGTATTTGAAGAAATCCACGATCCAAAGTTTGTAGTACTGAAATATGATACATTCGAAAGCGATATTAATGTAAAATATGTTCCATTAATGATGATGTGCGGTTGATAAATTGAAGTGGCTTGGATTGGCCAGGCCCAATTGTTTCCGGGGTTTGTGAGTGCGGGCAAGTTTATTTTTGCGGTCATTCCCCTGATTATGTCACC